TGGGCTGATGAGGCTCGACAAAATCTGGTTTTCGCTCTGCTCGCTGGTGCGGTCGTAGGTGGCACGGATTGCCTGGAGCACGGCGCCGACAGTTCGATACACGGCTGAGGCGCTGCTGGTCGCCATAATCTCGTTGGCGATCGCAACGGACAGGTGCGTCTTGCCGGTACCGGGCTTGCCCAGCAGCAACAGGCAGCGGCCCGACTCGGCGATCTGCGTGAACTCGGCGGCGTACCGACGGCAGGTGTTCAGCGCCTTGTGCTGCTCGGTAGTCGTGGCCACGTAGCCGTCGAAAGTCTTGCCGGCAAAGCGCTTCGGAATCAGAGCTGAGCCCAATTTCTCGGCCATCCTCATGCGAATGATCTGAGCTTCGTTGGCTTGCTTGCGGGCCGCCTCTTCTTCGAAGCGGATGCGCTGGCACTCAGGGCACCCGGTCTTGAACTCCTTGCCGAAGATCACGTTCACCGTTTGGGGGAACTGACCATGGTTCTCGCAGACGCCGGTGATCTTTTGCGGATCGGCCTGAGCCCTTGGCATGATGACAACTTTTTCAGAACGCATAGGTGCCATCCTCCCGAGGAATCAGGCCGGCGGTGTAATCACGTTCGGCAAAGCCGGTGTGGCGGGATTGGGGGAACTGGTGGACATTGCTGGGGACCTTGACCTCGTCTTCCCAGCGCTTGCCGTTCAGCCAGGTTGCAGGGTGCGGGATATACTGGCCGCCGTCCTTGGTCCAGTCAGGGCAGACGACTTGCTTGGCCAAGCCGCTGGCGATCAGGGTGAACAGTTCGTCAGTGACCTTGAGTTTCTTCCAAGCCTTCTCAGCGTTCGCCTTGCTCTTCTTGTTCGGGTACAGCTTCCAGAACTTCGGGAACAGATCCTCGGTCGCCGATGCCGCAGGCGTCGCTGGCGTGAGGGGATCAGCAGTCAGGTTAAGGGAGTCAGTAGAGAGGGAGTCAGCCGGAGCGCTTCCGATTTTATCGGTAGGACTTCTGCCAAAATCCGAAGTGATACATCCATTTGATACTGACGGGATAAACGACTCGGGTTCGTTACGGTGCGGGTTCTGATGCTTCATGAAGTTGTCGATTTCGATGTAGCGCTTTTCACCCACGGTGTAGCGGACGATGAAGCCGGTTTCTGCAAGCCAGTTGAGCATGTTGTCCATGTCGAGGCCGTCGCGGTATGGAAACAGCTCGCCCTTGATACGAAGCGGACGATCTTCCAAGCGCCCTTCCCTATCAGCGAGAAGCCACAGGCCTTCAAACAGCAGGGTGAGCATTGGGTCTGCCACGCCGAGCAGTTCATTTTTGAACAGGGCGGGCTTGAGGTTGCGTGCACGGGCCATTACTTGCCGCCTTTGCCGATCAGATCGGCCAGTTCGAGGAAGCGATCGACATACCAGTGAGGCTGCGTCTCGCGGGGGGATTGAGGATTGGTCAAATTCTTGCCAAAACGAAGGCCCTGCTCAGTCACAGACCAGAAGTCGACCATTTCCTGCTTGGAGTTTTTGCGCTGGAGCTGCTTAAGGAAGCCCTTGGCAGCCAGTGCGCGGTTAAATGCCGCCGGCGCAATACGGATGCTGTTGTCTTTCAGCAAGGCCGTGGCCGACTTGGTGGGCATCGAGGAGCCGCCGGCCGCATCAGGCGCCGCGTCGACGGCGTAGCCTGGGAGAAACTTCGGGTCGAGGCCGTTGTTCTGGGCAATCTTCGTCAGCATGGCCATCTGGCAAGATGGCGCGGGCTTCAGCAGGCGCGTGAAGCACTCCATGATGGCGATCTCGCCGACGACTTTGGTGCCATTCAGCAGGGCCTGCTCGCGGGCGCCCTGCTGCTTTTCCAGTTCGCGCCACCTACGAATCACCTTCATGCGCATCGGGGCGCTGTAGCCGGTTAGCAGGCAGTCGGTGTGCTCGCGGTCGAGAATGTACTGGACTTGCTCACGGTTGCGACCATCGAGGTAGATGTCCTCAAAATTGAGTGCATCTACTTTCAGGTCTTTGAGCATTGCCACGATGTCGCGCTTCACGTTGTCGTGCCGTTTACCGGTGACATTGGCGATCTCGCGGGAAGACATCGTGGTGCGCGACACGTTTTCGGAATTAGCAAAACGTGTCGCGACAGTGGGAGAAGTATTGCTTGAATGGAGTTGGCTCTGCATAATCGGCCTCATCAAGTTGTAATGAATTAGCCGGGGCGCAATCCCGGCTTTTTTGTGCCCGGGATTCAGGCGATGGATTTCAAATTTGGGCGATGCTTCACAAGCAGAGCTTCAGCCTTGCGACCCAACTCCCCTGCCCGTGCCTCAACTTGGCGGCACTGCTTGGCGAATGCCGGGAGGTGTGGCAAGTCCTCTTCGCACATCACCTGGTCGTCGAACACTTCGCTGCCGGTATCGATCACATCGCCAAGAGCTCGGATCAGAGCGCCGAAGCTTTTGTTTGCGCATTGGTCGGTGGTCATCTGGCGGGCGCCTATCAGCCCATGGCGACCGGCCAGTTCGTTGATGCAGTGATCGCGGAACTCAGGCTCAAGCGCGTTGACCCACGCTTCCTCGAGCCAGGACGGCATGTCTTGTTCGCTGGAGAGCCAGCGCTGAACACGCTTCAGCCAGCGGCCGGTCGCCTTCACGAACTCACCAACATCGTTCAGATCAGTCAGCGCGCTGAAATCTGGTACTTCTTTGGAAGCGGCCTTTTCCGGGCAAGCCAAGTGCAGCTCGCGGCTCAGCGCCTGGGCGAAATCGTCCTGGCTCAGGCAGGTGCGAGCAATTTGATTAGCCGCGTGCGCGACCAGCACCTGGTCACGGGTTTGCGCTCTGTGTCTTGGACTGGACGTTTCCATGGGGCTGTCTCGCTCGTAGTCTGGGTACATTGAAAATCTGCTCAGATCAGGGACGCATCCATGACCACTCATTCCGAATTACAAGGCGAGATATCCGCCCTTTGCTGCTTGGTAGTCGCCTTGGCCTCCACCCTTCCCTTGTCATCTCAGCTCAGACTCTGGCCTGCGTTTGAGCAGATCGCCGATCCTCTAAGGGGTCGACTGAGCGGTGATGAGTTGCGTGGTGAGCGTGCAACTGTCTCGCTCGCTTCGAGGCGAAAGTCGGTTGGTTAGGCGGCTGTCTTCTTTGGTGCTGACTGCGCGGGGAAAGACTTGAGCTCATGAGCGTCAAAGGTCCCGTCTTCATTGCAGGTGACGGAAATGTTTCGCTCGGCGGAAATGGCCTTACTGATTGCGGCGGGGCTGACCCCGAGAGACTTGGCCGCAAAGGCCTGCCCTTTCGTAGCGACCAGCTCTGTTAGTGGGATCTGCTTCATTCTAAAAATCTCGAATGGTGTTTTCGAGCTCAATATTAACCGCCGGTTAGCTTTCTAGCAACACCGCCGGTTGACGCAAATAAATTAACCAACGGTTAAATTTCACGGATGAGCAGAAAGAAAGAACTCTCCCCAGAACTGAAAGCTGAGTGCGACGCTGCAAAGGCGCTTTTCGTATCGAAAAAGAACGCCCTCGGTTTGACTCAAGCCAGCCTCGCAGAAGCGGCTGATATTTCTTCCGCAGCGGTCGCGATGTATCTGAATGGGACCAACCCGCTAAACGTGAAGTTTGCGGCGGTATTGTCACGCCTGCTTGATGTGCCCATTGAGAAGTTCAGCAAGCGTCTGGCGGCCGAAATCAGTGGCCTGACAGGTGCTGCAGATCAGACGAATGCTCCATCACAGAGTGGGTCTGCCGCGGACATGGTTCGGCAGATGCTCGAAAAGCAGGGAAAGAGTTTGTCTGAGGAGTCCCGCAGGCGGCTGCTTGCGGCGGCCGAAGCAGATGACGGCGGCGGCGCAATTGAGCTCGACTACTACCGCCCCGGCGCGGTGGGCGATGAGGTGTGGATCGCGCATTACGACGTCCGCGCCGCGATGGGTGGTGGCCAGATCCCACACGACTACCCCGAGATGTTTCAGGATGTGCGCGTCAGCCCTCAGCATCTGCGCGAGATGGGCATTGAGTTCAAAGAGCACTTTCACCTGAAGATGGTGACAGGCTGGGGCCAGTCGATGGCGCCGACGATAAAGCACCGTGACCCGTTGCTTGTCGACGTCAGCATTCGTGAATTTGTCGGCGATGGGATCTACATGTTCTCTTGGGAGGGGCACCTGTACATCAAGCGCCTTCAGTGGATCGGCGATGATCAGATCAAGATGCTTTCCGATAACGAGAGGCATCCCCCGCAAACGATTAGGGCCGATGAAACCTTCATCCAGGCACGGGTGCTGCTGGTCTGGAATGCTCACCTGGTGTAGCTGGATTGTGGCCTGAGTATCAGAAGTTCTGAAATGCCGAAGAAAAAGCCGGAAAGTCAGGCTGCGGTGACCGCCGCTGAGATAGAGCGCTCTATCCAAGCCTTGAACAAAATGGCTGAGCGTCTGTGGGGTGATGGCCGAGAATCTGAGGCGAAAGCCCTCCTCGATGCCTTAGACGCGTTAAACCGGGCGCTGGACCGAATCAGGATCGGCGAAAGTCGCAGAGTTCTTCATTGAAGACCGTCTGGAACGAGGGTTGATGGCATGGCGCACACACTTCAATACCCGATAGGTAAGTCCATCCGCGTCATCGAGACTGAGGTGGAAAATCTGCTCAATTTGACTAAAGCGCTTAAAGAAGCCGGGGATACCGAGCGAGCCAGGGCTGTCGCAACGCAGGCGCAGAAGCTTGTTGAGGCGGCGGTGGGGCTGAGAATTGCTATGGCCGGGTGAAAGACCTGGTGTGGCGGCGATTTGCAAGGAGTGATGATGGGACTTAGTAAGCCAGAGCAAGACCTCAAGCGCGACCTCCAGGGTGTCGCATCCGACCTGAAGTGGTCAGCCGTCGAGCTGATGCGAATAGCTGAGCGTGCAAGCCTGGCCGGCAATGAAGCAGATGCCCAAGCATTGCTGAAGATGTGCACAGTATTCCATGCTGGCGAGGATCGGCTGACTGCTTACGTAGATGAGGTAAAGGCAGGAAGGATTGTGCGATCCAACGCTGATTAATATTCGATCTTAGGCCATGTGTTCGGTGAGCATCTATTCGCGCCAGGAACTGAAAGACAAGCAACACCCTGCAAACGGGTTACTCAATGACGAAGAAGCAGACTGAAAGTAAAGCTGCAGCGACTGCCGCTGAAATTGAGAACTCTATCCAAGCCCTGAATAAAATGGCTGAACGCCTTTGGGGTGATGGCCGGGAAGCTGAGGCGAAAGCCCTCCTTGATGCCTTGGATTCGCTAAACCGGGCGCTGGATCGAATCAGGATTGGCGAAAGCCGAAAGACTCTTCATTGACGACTGCCATGGCAGAAGAGGTATTGATGGTGGATCTCATTCAAGGGCTCGACGGGCCACGCACCGCTCAGCAGGAACTGTTTTACGACCTTGAGGATGCGAGTGCAGTTATCGGCTGGTCAGTGGCCGAGCTAACTAGCATGGCCGGTCGAGGCAAATCTCCTGATGAGGTCATCGCGATTATGAAGATCTCCGCTCTACTGCAGGCTCAGCAAGAAAAGATTCGTCGCCACGCCGATGAGGTGAAGGCGGGAAGGATTGTGCGGGGGAAGCTGGAGTAGTTGGTCTGGCGGCATAGCGGCATTAAGCACAAGTGATCGAATTTCTAAATTTAGCAAGGAGGCCGGGATTGATTCCTGAATGGAACGCGGAGGGCTTGTTACCTCCCATAAATGAACTGAATCCCGTTGACTTGAACAGATCTCCCTACGAAACGGATCTAGTTCAGCTTATTCAACGCTTTTCCACCAGCGCAGAGCGCTGTCTAATTCTTCGTGGATATCTAGCTCATCGAGCTGAGCTTCATCTCATGGGTATGGATACGGGTTTTCAGTGGCTCAATGGCAGCTTTTCAGAAAACATCGAACTGATTGAGCATCGACCACCAGGAGATGTTGACGTCGTCACCTTCACTCACCGAGGTGACGATTTTTTTGATGCGCTAACTGAGGAACAAATCCGCCTTTTGGGTGATACTGAGTGGATTAAAGAACGATTCAAGGTTGACTTCTACGTCCAGTCTCTACAGGACGATCCCGAAATCCTGGTGTCTATGTCTGCATACTGGTACAGCATGTGGTCTCATCGGAGGTCTAGACAGTGGAAAGGATTCCTAAAATTAGACCTCGCACCACATCAAGACGCCGACGCTCTGGCATTGCTCGAAGCTCGTCAACAGGAGCTAGCACATGAACAGGAATGAGTATCTACATAGCGCCGCCGAGCTCAGCTTCCTTGAAAAAGAGGTTTCCAAAAAGGGCTTGAGCAGGCTCACGGCCATGTCGCTGAACTCCAGAATTCAGCGTGCGAAGTCATATCTGGCACAAAGCAATGGAAATGCATATCAACCCGCAAAAGTCATATTGACCTATCGTGGATCTCCTGTCTGGGGAACCCATGGGGTTCTAGCTGAGTTTGGAACTTCGGCTACCCAAGCGTTCAGCGAAGCCATCTCTATGATTGCAGCATCGATTTCCGGAACCTTAGCGGACAAAGGCCCCATCCCGAATCGTTCCAGCAATCAGCTTCTGATAACTGGGGCAGCACTCGGATCTTTTGGTTTTCAGTTGGAAGAGGCGCCTGCTGAACGCCAGCTTGACATTGAAGGCACAACACCGGTTTCTCAGGCAATTGATCTGATAGCCGAGCTTCTCGAAGCCACAACAAAAAGTGATGAAGAACTTTCTGAGCCGGTATCTAGGCTGGCCGATAGGGCTATCACGGCTGTTGCGGACTTCTTGGGAAAATTATCCAGTTATGAAGCATCTTGCTCCCTGACCACGCGTACAAAAAAGTTTCAATTCACTGATAGTGAGCAGGTGAGACGCAGCAAGGAGCGACTCAATCTGGACAACATAAAAGAAAGCATTGAAACATTTACAGGTGAATTTATTGGAGCTCTACCAGACAAAAGAGCCTTTGAGTTCAGGACGGTAGACGGTCATGTGATTTATGGAAGCATCAAGAGAGACGTGCCGAACCCAAACGCCATAAATCAACATCTCTATAGCTCATTTAAGATAACCGTGAATGCCAAAAGAATAGGTAGCAGTAGACCTCGCTACATTCTCCAAGCCTTCCCTTGGGAATAAACAGATAGGCCTAAAGCCCGGCCCAGCGCCGGGCTTTTTGTTTCAAGATACGTTGCACTTCGCCGATAGCCTCCTACTGCATCTCGCAGTGCACGGGGGCAACATGAAAAAGATCGCAATCGCAGGACTCGTCGCACTTCTCTCAGTCCTTTCAGTTTCGGCCTCAGCCTGCCCGAAGGGCACGCATCCAACGGGCGGCACAGGTTCGCACCATAAGGGCGGCACCTGCTCATAAAAACAGCTCGGCCAAACCGAGTTTCTGCCGTGCCACAGCGCACTGCATCATTTCCGGGGTTCAAAATATGCGATTCACACTACCCGTTTTGCTTTTGGGGTTGTTGGCTGCTCAAGGTGCTATGGCTGCTGGCGATGGCACTGCCGCAGTTGGTGGCGGCATCGGCGGTGCGCTGGGAAATGTTATTGGGCAGCAAATGGGCGGCAGCACCGGAGCAGCGGTTGGGGCTGGTCTCGGCGGTGCTGCTGGCGGAGCTTTAACGGCTGAAAAAGGCAAAAGAACCGAAGCGGCAATTGGTGGCGGGATTGGTTCGGCGGGCGGCTCGGTAATTGGTAACAGTCTTGGAGGATCTACCGGGTCAACTATTGGCGCAGGTCTTGGCGGTGCAGCCGGCGGAGCTCTCGGAAATAACCTGGCCGATGGTGGCGGCAACGACAATCATCAATCACACGGCAAGCAGCATGGGTACAAGCACGGGCACAAAAAACATAAACACGATTGAGTAGGTATGTTGTCCAGACTTGGATCTAAAGTCCGAGCCCGCCTGTCACGCTATCGTCACACCCGCGCTGCAAAGCGAATTCAGCCAAATGGATTTGGCCCATCTACAGAGAGCCCGGCCCAGCGCCGGGCTTTTTTCGTTCTATCCTTCCCTACCTGCTCCGCCCATGCACTCTGCGGTGCTGGCAAGAGACGAACCTGCCTGCTGGACAAGCTTGCGCCATTCGTCACTGGTAATAAGGTCGGCGCGCTCCATCGCGTCAGCCCGCCTTAACAATCCAAAGTACTTTTCTTCTGCGTCAATGTGGCTTTCAGTCAGGCCGAATAGCTCATGCCAGGCTGTCATGGCCAGTCTTCGCTGCGCCTCTCTCATTGGAGCCCCTAATGGTGGTCTATGGGGGTAGAGGTCAAATTACATGGACCGTTCAGTATGATGGCACTCGGGGCGACCAATGGTGGCCGTGCGCCACGAATGGTAGAGTACTGGCTCAATCTCAGGGACGGACGCGTCGTGCACAAACAACTTTCTTTCATTGCGATGGCATTGCTACCACTCTGCTTTTCCGCTCATGCAGTCCAGAAGCCCAATGAGGATTTTGAGGAGTGCAAACGAATGGAGCACTCAGCGAAAACTGTCATGGAGTCGCGGCAGTCAGATGTCCCTATGTCGACAATGTGGGGAATTGCCGAAGAGTCTGATAGCGAGTACGTCAAAGAAATGTACAAAATGCTCATTCGTAGCGCCTATGACAAGCCCAGGTTTTCCTTGGAGGAAAACCAGAAAAAGGCCGTGACCGACTTTCAGAACGATTTTTTCTCAGCGTGCATGCGCAATGCAGAAAAGCGATCGCGAAAAAAGACCTAACACCCATTCCAATTGAAAGCCCGCCAAAGCGCGGGCTTTTTTGTGCTCGTCAAAATGGCGCTGGCTCCTCGACTGGATCATAAACCTCGACAGGCCGATCCTCATCGGTGCTCGCCTCCCACTTCAGCGTCACCGACTCGTCGTCGTTGAACGTCATGTCTATGCCGTCCGTTTCGTTTAGCAGTCCCATAACCTCCACCCACTCCCGATCACCGTCCGTGTCCAGGCGATGGATCGTTACCCAGCGCTGAATCTGCGCTACGGGGTGATTGATCATCGACGACACGCGAAGCCCCAACCTTTCAATCCCGCTCATCTCCAGACGCTCTACCTGCCTTTCTTGTTTTTTCGCCTTCGCCATCTCGCCCCCTGAATGCTGGATATATATACAGCTAAAGCCAAAGCATACGCCACAGCCATGGAAAATAAATTAACCGCCGGTGTTGACGTAGAATAAACCGGCGGTTAATTTACATCCATCGCCACCGAGTACCAAACAAGGGACCGGCAGCGAAGGGTCAACACCCGCCGCTCTTTAACAGCTCAGGATCCTCGCCATCGACTACCCCGGGTGTAAGCCGGTAAGCGCGAGCAACAAATAGTCGATGCCACGCCAGCTCTGGAACTGGCCGTGCTCATCAGATGTGAGTACGCGAAACCACGCAAGCCAGCCGTACCAGCACCGAACACGAAATGTGCGACGACGGCCAGAGATATGAATCCGGCGATGCGCGTGGTGGAGAAAACAGATTTCACTGCCTGGCCTTGGCGACAGGGCCAGACGGGAAATCAACGGGCAATAAGGATTCGACAATGACTGTAGACATCAGCAACTTCACCATCGCCACCCCGCTTCCAATTTCCGACACAAACCCTATATCCCTCGACCTGATCGGTTGGCGAGCGCTGATCGAATGCCCCAGTGTCATCTCAATGCTTCCCGACGGATCGCTGCAGATGGCAGCGCCAACCCTTGGAGCTTCAAGTAAAAGCGTCCATCGAACTCGCTGCGAATGGAAAGAGCCTGGTTACTGGCCATTTTCTAGTGCTGCAGACCATTGGTGCCGTCAAGAAATGCGGTTGACGAAGGTCAATTCGCTGCAGAAGGTCGTGATCGGCCAAATTCACGTTCAGGGTTCTGAACGCCCCCCGGTAAAGGTGTTCTGGAACAAAGGCAAAATCACCATGGGGTTTCGGTCGAGCTACCTACAAGACGATCCGATCAACTCGACGGTATTGGAAAACGTACCGCTCGGCGCACTCTTCAAGATCAACATTCACGCAAACTCCAGCGGTGCCGTGTCCGTATCGGCGAGCTGTAATGGCATCAAATTCACTTCCGCAATCATGCGCCTCGACGATACCTGGGACACGAAAACTCTCGCCTTTCACGGCGGCGTGTACAACCAAATCGATTACTCCGACACCACCGACCCGGAAGACGGTTCGGTCTGCGTTATCAGCGATCTGTCCATCACCCACGACTGACATAGCCACGTTTCAGGCAGAGAGCTCCGCGGAAAGCCCGAGACAATCTGGGCTTTCTCATCTTCTCCGACACCAATCGCATGCACTCCCCTCCGCGCCCAACGGCAACCAGCGGAATGGATGAGTGCAGCCGAGTTTTGTTTGATCAACACCCGCCACTCTGGAGGCGACCATGGCAACCAGCTACGCAGACAGTGCGCAGGCCCGAGCGTGGGACGGGCGCTACGACGCTTGGGGGCGCGAGAAGAAATCGCAGCCTGAGCAGTTCCACGACTACGAGGCGACCGAGATCAAACGCACCCAAGCGCTGGCTGATCGCGATGTTCGATTGCTCGCTGAACGCAAGGCGAGTGCAAGTCGTGTAGCTGCTGCGGTCGACGCCATTGGTGAATGTTGGGGCTTGAAGGAGGCGCCAGCATGAGCAGCCAGCACGACCTTGCGACCGGAATGCTTGATGGCTACATCCAAAGCATGATCGACCCCCAGTGCAGCGCCATCGCAGTAAAGGCATCGGCCAATACTGCAATCCTCATCTTCCGCACGCTGAGCATCATCAGCGCCGATGAAGACGCCAAATACACCGAGCGTTTACGCCGCACTTTTGATATGCGGCAAGGGAGAGCGTCATGACCACCGCACCAGTGAAAAACTTGATCGACGAACAGCTCGACGACATCGAGCGCAAGATTTCCCTGCTCGGATTTGGCCTGCCCTTCAATGAGGTTATCGGCCGCAAGCGCGAAGAGCTGGTCGCCAACTTGCCACAGCGCCTGGCGCCCACCATGAAGGGTCGCCGGATCGCGGTGCGAGTTCGACCATGACCCGCCAACAGCGCGCGCACCGCATTTACACCTGGCGCGGCGCGACCGTCGCCCTGCTGTTCTTCACAGCTTGGATGCTCGCCAGCTCCTACTGCTCCCAGCTCACTCAATAACCCGTCATTTCAAACGCTGCGCACCGCGCGGCCAGGAACTGTCATGTCCGCAAATACTAAAGCAGCCGTTCAAGAATCCCTCGAAATCAGCGAAACCGACGGCGCCAAAAAAAATGTCGCCCCTGCGGTAGCCGTCACCGACATCGCAGAATATCGGCCTCATGAAGAACAGATCGTTCGTCTGGAGACCACTTACGCGAAGCTGGTCGTTGACTGCTCGACCAGCGAAGGTTTGGCGAATGCGAAGGAAGTTCGCGTCGATATCCGCGACGTGCGCTATGCCTTGGCGAACACCACCAAGACGGCGCTCGTTCCCTATCAGCAGAAAGTCAAAGATGCCCAGGCTCGCGTCAACCAGGTTAAGGAGTTCGGCGAGGCGCTGAAGGATCGCGTGTTGGCAATTGAAGCGCCTGTCGACGAAGCAATTAAAGCCGAGGAAAAACGCGTAGCTGACGCCAAAGCCGAACGCGAGCGCGTCGAGGCTGAGCGTGTCGAAACCATCCGGGCGAGGATTACCCGCTTCAGCTCTGTCGCTGCTGCATATGCAAGCCGTAGCGCAGCCGACATCGCCGAGATCCTGCAAGGCGTCAAGGTGTCGGTGATCCTGCCCGAAGAATATGCCGAATTCGAAGCTGAAGGCACCATCGCCCGTGACAACGCGATTGATCAGCTTGAAACGCTGCACAAGTCTGCCGTTGAACGCGAAAAGGCTGCCGCCAAGCTACTGGCCCAGCAAAAAGAGCTCGACGAGTTGCGCGAGAAGCAACGTATTGCCGACGCTGAGGCTGAGGAGTTGCGCAAACAACGCGCCGAGGAAGACCGCCTGCGTTTGAAGAAGCAGCAGGACGATCTGGACCAGCAGCGCCGGGACATGGAAGCCCAGCAACGCCAACAGCGTGAGCAGCAGGAAGAGCAACAGCGCCAGCAGCGCGAACGCGACGCGCAGTATCAGCGCGACCAGGAAGAGCTGGCCCGTCTGCGCGCCCATGCGGCCGCACCCGCTACAGCGATTTCTGTAGCTGCGCCGGCGGTCATAGAGAAAGTCGAAGTTGCTCCTATCAGCGCGCTTGTGGCCGCGGCTGAGACCGACGACGTGACCGTCGATGCGCCACCGGTTGAAGACATTGTCGAGGTTGTAGCCTTGGGCTTCGACGTGCACCTCGACACTGCTCGCGCCTGGCTTCGCGCCATCCGCTTCTAACCACCCTTTCCATCTGAAGGTCGACCTACCCGTCGGCCGCGGAGAGCGCTATGACCGATTCAGACACCCAAGCACAAACCGGCCTCGCCACGTACCACGATCCATCGCACAACGCTGCAGCGCTCATCCTCGACCCAGGCACCATGAAGTCGATGAGCGATCTCGCGCTGATGATGTCGAAGGGCGTGACAACAGTCCCCAAGCATCTGAAGGGCAATCAAGCCGATTGCATGGCGGTAGTGCTGCAAGCAATGCAGTGGCAGATGAACCCATTCGCAGTTCCGCAGAAGACGTTCATCGTCAACGGCGGTGCATTGAGCTATGAGGCACAGCTCGTCAACGCAGTGATCACTGCAAAGGCACCAGTCAAGGGTCGCTTGAACTTTGAGTGGTTCGGTAGCTGGGAAAACGTCATCGGGAAGATGCGCGAAGTCACCAGCAAGACCAAGAAGGACGAGGACACTGGTGAGTTCAAAAAGTACCGTGTTCCGGCGTGGAGCTTTGACGACGAAAAAGGTCTCGGGATCAAGGTCTGGGCGACCTTCAAGGGCGAAGACGAACCCCGCATTCTGGAACTTCTGCTCACCCAAGTCCGCACGCGAAACTCTACGCTTTGGGCGGAAGACCCCAAGCAACAGATTGCCTACCTGGTGACAAAAAAATGGGCGCGACTCTTCTGCCCTGACGTCATCCTCGGCGTCTACACGCCCGACGAGTTCGAAGACTCGTACGGCGGCGAAATCGATATCACCCCTGTGAAGCAGGCTGCGAACACTGCCGCCGCCTCCAGCGTGTCGTTCGGCCCGAAGTCCCCGTCGCCGGAAATCGACGGAGTATTCGCAGATCTTTTGGCCGTCGCGAAGCAGCAGGACATTGAAGCCTATGCGACAGCCTGGGCTGGTCTCAAGCCTAAGCAGCGCGCAGCAATCGGCTTGGAGTGCCATGAAGCGCTCAAGGCCATGGCGGCAACTGTTGATGGCGACTTCACCGACATAACCGGCAACCACGACGACCTGGCACAGGCCGAGGAGGCAGCGTAGTGAGGGCGGAACTTCAGGGTACAGAGAAGTGGCATGCCGACCGATCAGGCCGAGTGACCGCCAGCCGATTCAAAGATGTGGTGGCTTGGGGGAAGCCAGACAAAAACGGGAAGCGCGAGCCAATGGGGGCGCGCACCTCATATATGCGCGAGCTGTGCTTCGAGCGGCTGGCAAAGAAGTCCAAACACAACGTCAGCAGCGCTTCCATGAAGTGGGGTCACACCGAAGAGCAGAAGGCTCAGGACGCCTACGAAATGCTGACCGGCAACATCGTCATGCCGTCAGAGTTCATCGTTCATCCGAAATACGACTGGCTCGGTTGCTCGCCAGACGGCCTGATCAACGATGACGGGGGCACCGAGTCGAAGTGCCCTTTCAACGAGGCGATACACGTCAAGACTTGGCTCGAAGGCATGCCTGAGGAACATATGCCTCAGGTACAGGGTTGCATGTTCGTCACGGGGCGGAAGTGGTGGGATTTTCTGTCGTTTGATTCGCGTCAGGATGAAGAGTGCCAGCTCTACATCGAGACGATTTACCGCGACGAAGATTACATCGCCAACCTGCACAGGGAGCTCGTCCAGTTCAACCTGGAACTGAATCGCATGGTTGATGAGGTCGCGGACCGAGCTCGCGCGCAAGCCTATCGTTTAAGCGCCTGATAACTAATGAGGTGACCACCATGATCAGCAACCTGAAATACGACATCGAGTTCCGGCGCGATAAAGCGCAGGAGCTTTCCAGCCAGGTCGAACAACACTTGGCCGCCGGCGGTCGCTTCTCCAGAGCAGAGCCCGCTCAGATCAATCCACCACCGGCGGAGCGATCGGCGAAGATCGACCCCGACACCATCCTCAAGCGTCGGCTGCCCGCCATCACCGCGGCTGAGCGAAAGGCCCTGCGGAAACTCGCGGTGGCGTTATGAGCAAGCGGAAGGCAAACAACGGCTTCGCTCGGGCCGAACGAAGCTGCCGGGCACTACTCCGAACCAACCACGTCGCGGTCGTGAACATCGACCCTAGCGGCACGCAGATCATGGCGAACTGGAAGAGCTGTCGGCAGATCCGGAGCCTGGCGATTGCCAACGCTCTATTCGACTTCGCATACCACTGGACGATATACCTCAGCGCCATGTGTCGAGACGAGCGAGGCGTCGAGTACGTCAAATCGGTGGAGATATCGCCCGAGGGCATCTACAAAGTGGAGCGCCTGACGGATGCCATCGAGCATTACTACCTGGAGCGGCGAAACAGCTGCAATCCGAACCACCTCGTGGCATCGGGGTGGATCGCCGTTCCTGCGGAAGTGTCACTTGATGAAGCACTGGCCGCGAAGTTGTTCTACGCCGCCGGCGCTTGGCACCAGGTGAAGGTCGCAGCATGAAGCGGCTCAGCAACCAGGTGCGCCAGCGCCGACGACAAACATGGCTGGATCTACCGGCCCACGGACTTGAAGAGGCAGGCCATGGCCAAGAGCAACGCCGAACGATCAGCGAAGTCCGCGGCGAGGAAGAAGAGTCGCGGCGAAGAAGAGATCAGGCTTCACTGCCTGACCGGCACGCGCCAAGCCCTTGCTGAGCTGATGGCCTGGAGCGGCATCGAGGAACAGGGCGAGGCGATCACGCTGATGATTCATCATCTTCATGCGCTAGGCCCTCAAAAGTCCGCGCCACTTCTCACTCTTCCGCGACACGAATACGTAATACCCGAAAACGTGTCGCGGAAGCTTGATCTAGCATATCGCCGTGCACAGCTACGAATATTCGCAGACTGATTCTTCAGCTGAGGAATTTGATGAGCTCTGCACCAAGCTTGCTTGTTCTTCCGGCAATCATGCCATCCCTGCTCATGGTCGTATTCAGACCGTCCGTTGTCAGTAGCCCTCGCTGATACAGATCCTTCCAAATGATGCTGTACGTTTGCTCGTGCCCGTTCAATTCGGGAAGTGCGAACTCCAAAACGGTTGAAATCGCTCCCATGCTCCATCCGGGAAGTACCATCTCTCGACTAGCAAACCATGCCTCCGGATGATCAAAAACGTGCAAGATTTTGATGTGCGTGACGGTGCAAACATCTACAAAATTCAGGAACATCTGACGATGATCATCGGATGGACAACTCGGTAGTGCGGAATTTTTAACAGCATTACGAAGCGCTTCAAGTTTTTCGACTTGGTGGTTTCTAAGCGAAATCGCACAGACCTCTGAGACAGTGCTGATAAAAGCATCGTTTTCTTGCAGCCCCGCTTCAGTCACTACACGCTGCTCTATTAGATCGTTAATGACCTCACCAAGCTGAATCATCGTTTCTGTTCGACGTTTATTCAGCGGCGACTCCAGAACAGAGTTGAAAATTTCCAACAAAGGTCCGCCAACCACTGGCAAAGCGTTAATGCCTATCCGCGCTAGCCGATGGATTTTTTCACCGCTTGGCTCCAGATTCGGATCAAGACCACTCAGATCAACCTTCTTCATCTTCGCTCCAATCCGGCCCCATGCCGGACCGAACACAAATACCCCACTTCAACGAAACACGCCAGGCTGATCGCCAGCGAGAACGGCTTAAAGTTCAAATCATAAAACACCTCAACAACAAGGTGCGCGATCTCGTTCGCCATCTAGATCGGTCATGCCCTCTCTTAAGTTATCTCTGGGGTAGATGCTGATGCCAATTTTTTACTTAACTTTCTGTTGTCCGATCGATCAGTCTTTAGCCCTACATCAACCTTAATATCATTCCATGCGGACTCAAGTTCCTCTCGGATGAGATGTTTCATTTGATCCAGCATATCAAGAATCAACCCACAGTTCTGCCCTTCCTTTAACTCGACAATTGCGTCGACAATTTTTTGATCCTGATCATCAATAATCTTTGTATCGTTATCATCTCGACTCAATAGCATTTCGAATCGAGACCCCGCAATCACCATGGCCTCATATAATTCCAAGTACTCGTCCGTAGATCTGAAGCCGGGTTTCACCTGAATACGCAGGGCCATCTTGTACAGCAATTGAAGGTACTCAGAACTAACCGCTCTCAGCTCGGCCATCCACTGCTGACGAAAGCCACTTAAATTTGCAAGAGTTTGCCTCCGCTGGAGACGCAGAGTAAGCCATGCAACTAGCAGAGTAACTAAAATACCAGCAATGCTGGGACTTAGAGCCGCCCAGTCAGTATCAGTATCGACGTGTATTTTCATCGGTTTATCAGAATCACCATTAACAATAATGAACTTTTTTCCGTCTTCTAAAGGCTTTCCCGCATATTTCATATCAGCGACGTTTAGTACAAAAGTATCCACACCAACCCCTAATCCAATCTCATTTTTATCTGACACAGGCACCTCACTTCAACGAATCACGCCAGCCGGCGAGGCAGGCGCATACCTAGAGGGATCCTTGTAGTTGCACTCATTTGTTACGCCGAGAAGCTTGCTGAAAACCCAGCCAGCCTGACTCCAAAATTCGAACTTGTTTTAGAACCTCTTCGCACATATAGAAATACTCCAGAGACTGAAGCGCGCTCGATGAAAAATAAGCGTTCACCTTTCGGACGATGTCGGTAAGTGCGCCCATTACTGCAATGTACGATCCAACTGCCTCATAGCCACCAAGTTCGTGGGCTGGAAGCTTGCTGAGCGAGTCAACAGAAGACTCCAACTGCTGGCGGTAGATTAGATGCCAGGCCTCCTTGAAAACCACCTCGGACGGTTTCGACTGCAATCGCTCACCAAAGGTAAAAGTACTTTTAAACGCATTCTCAATGACAGCGTAAAGAGAATCGGCCTTTTCGCGAGCAACCCTTTCGGCAAGTTTTACTTGCGTTTTTTGCTGTCTGTTACTTATCGCAAATGCCCCCCAGATCGAGGCAATTGAGCCCACTGCCTGCACCCATGACGCCAACCCAGGGTGATGCTCAATCCAAAACGAAACACTCTCCCAACTCATTACCCACCCCCCTGTAGATCCCGGAACTATACCGGCGAGGAACCCCTATGTCCGCACAACAGAAATTGCCACAGTTCATCCATGGCCAGCCAAGCATGGGCCTGCCGTTCGAAAAAGAACTGGTGGTGGACCTGTTCGCCGGTGGCGGCGGCGCCAGCACCGGCATCGCCCGGGCATACCGGGAGCCAGATGTCGCGGTAAACCACAACTCGATCGCCTTGGCTGTGCACCGCGCCAATCACCCGAAGACAGCTCACTATGTGGCGGATGTGTACGAGGTCGATCCTCGAGAGGCAACCGGCGGCCAGCCAGTGGCAATCATCTGGGCATCACCCGATTGCCGCCACCACAGCAAAGCCAAAGGCGGCGCACCGCGCGACCGGGGTGTCCGCGGGCTGGCATGGGTGGTGATTCGTTGGCTGTTCATCACCAAATCGCGTCTGCTCTTCTTGGAGAACGTTGAAGAGTTCTGCGACTGGGGACCGATCGACCACGAAGGTCAGCCGATCAAGGCCGAGCGCGGGCGCACGTTCAAGGCATTCATTACCGCGATCAGCACCGGCCTGGCAGCCGATCACCCAGACATGCCGGAGATCATGCAGGCCATCGGCGAGTTCGTACCGATGGAGGCACTGATGCGTGGCCTTGGCTACAAAGTCGAATGGCGAGAGCGCATCGCGGCCAACGCTGGCACGCCGACCATTCGCAAGCGCCTGTACCTGGTAGCACGCAGCGATGGCCAGCCGATCGTTTGGCCAGCGCCGAAGCGCCATAAGACGCCGACGGCCAAACAGCAACCTTGGCGCACTGCCGCGGAATGCATCGACTGGAGCAACTTGGGCCGCACGATCTTCCGGGCCAAGCCGATGGCAGTGAACACGATGCGGCGCGTGGCCAAGGGTTGCTGGCGACATGTGCTGACCAGCGCGAAGCCGTTCATTGTCCCGATGCGCGGCACGTCGGAATCACACACCAGCACCCACAGCGTGGACGAAGCGCTGTCGACCATCAGCGCCGGCGGCACGCATCACGCACTGGTTCAACCGATGGCCACGCCATTCCTCACCGAATGTACCAATGGCTCGTCACAAAGGAACTTCATTGCGGTGGAGCCATTGCGTACACAGGTCGCTCAGGTTAAGGGTGGCCACTTCGCCCTGGCTGCTTGCCACCTGACCCACCTCACCCATCACGGAGAGCGCAGTGGTTACTCTCCTGACGATCCCTTCCGGACAGTAACTGGCGCCAACCGAGGCGAGCAGGCGCTTGTCTCTGCGAACATGGTCACCCTACGGAAAGGATCCGTCGGGGCCGACGTTGCAGGCCCGCTTGGCGTAGTCGCTACCAGCACCGGGCACCATGCTGTATCCGCGGCGTTCTTCGAACAGGCGAATGGCGGTTTCTACGACGGTGATGGCCGCGCGGCCGATTCACCGCTCTCTACCATCTGCCAATCCGGCGCCAACCAGCGGCTCGTGAACGCCTACCTGGTGAAGTACTACGGCAACGAGAAGGACGGTATCTCGCTCAACGAGCCTATGCACACGCTACCGACGAAAGACCGGGTTGCAGTTGTCGAGACAATTCAGGTACTGGACACCCTGACTCCGGAACAGATGGAAGGCGCCCGCCGCTGCGCCGCCTTCATGCACGAGCATCTGCCGGAGCATTTCAAAGACCCGGCCGAGATGGTCATGGTCGGCGGCTATGTGCTGATATACATCACCCTGCGCATGCTGCAGCCGCCTGAGCTGAAGGCTGCGCAAGGCTTCGACAAGGACTACATCATCGATCGTGGACTGTTTGTTGACCCGGTCACCGGCGCTGAGGAATGGCGCGACATCAACAAGACGGACCAGGTCCGGCTGATCGGCAACAGTGTCTGTCCGGATGAGGCTGAAGCCTTGGTCGCAGCAAACGCCGCCGACATTATCGAGCTTTACCAACGATTGGCTGCCTGACTCATGCAAACCACACCTGCCAGGGTGCCGTGTTGAGCCATTCGATCAGTTGGTAAATCCGCGTCAGCACCTGATCGATCAGGATTTGGAACAGCAAGTCTTCAAAAATTCGTCTCATTCAGGCACCCCTTAGTCGAGGTACTTATTGTCCTCTTTCATCGCCGCGGCGAAACGGGGGGTAACTATGGCGAATGTCTTACACACAACAACCTCACAGAATCTTTCACCCCCTTGACTGCACTATTTCACCGCCCGGGCATGACCCGGCATAGGACGCCCCATGCCCACAGAAAACAAAATACCGGTCATATACGTGGCTGGTCCGTACCGAGCTGCAACCCGTGACCTAATCGCCGAGAACATCGCGGTGGCCAGATCGGTAGCTGTCAGCACCGCACGCCTCGGCTGGTTCCCGATCTGCCCACACACGAACACGGCGCACTTCGACGACGACTTGCCGGATCAAGATCAGTTCTTCCTCGATGGCACCCTGGCGCTGATGGAGCGCTGTGACGCAGTAGTGCTGATCAATGGCTGGCGGTACAGCGCCGGTACCCTGGGCGAAGTCCACCGTGCACGCAAGTTAGGCATACCGATATTCGCTTGCCTGGAAGACCTGCCGAACGCGACCGAATTTAACGGCGTCAAGGTCCCTTGGCGCACCTACACGGGTACGGACAATTGAAGAGGTATCTCAAGGTGAGCGAGCCAAAAGTGATTTACCTCGGGCCAGCCTGCGAGGCCGAAACCAGTGAAGGCAGAACCTGGGCAGAGGACAACCCTTGGCCGGATTGCGAATGCGGACAGCGCCCTGTGCAGTACGTACTCGGCGAGACCTTCGACCGGGTTACCGCCGAGCGTGACGCCCTGCAGCTGAGCCTGAACACAGCGGATCAGCGGATTGATAGCGCTGAAGACCTGCTGCGCCGAGCCCGCGCGGTCGTGGACGGTAAGGGCTGGACTGATCTTGAGCGCGATATCGTCGCGTTCTTCAAGCCATCAGAGGCTGAGCGAGACCATCAGATCCCCAGCACTTCGGGCATGCGCCTGAACATGCTGGCCAACCAGGGCGAATGACTATGGATAAGCGCGACGCTGATCTCGAACTACACCACCGCACCTGGGCAATTGACGGCGACCTTTACCGGTGCCGCTACTGCCAGCGCGGTTGCCTCGCCAGCAAAGCGGGAGAGAAATTCATCCACGCCGGCGACTGCACTGTGAAGGATACCGCCTGCGACTATCCGTGGATGGCCTTGGCTGAGATGACGGCTGCGGTCGCGCGCCCTCACGATGAAGTCGAGCGCCAGCGCCTGCGGGCAATCATCGAGAATTACCCGAACGGCGATCCTTTGGAATTCAACGCCGCCGTTCGCAAAATCCAGCAATAACTCCCTCCCCCTTCAAAACCAGCCGCTATAGCGGCAAGGACGAAGTCATGCTCAAAGAATACCTGGCCGCCCTGCTTGACGGCATTCAGTACCCGGCACATCGAAGCATCGCAAAGGACCAGATCAAGGCCGCCAAGGCCGCAGGCCTGGTGATCGTCTTCGGCGCCAGCGATGACCTGATGGAGCTCGAAGGCGCCATCCGCGATGAGTTCGGCTGCTACGACGGCGGTACCGTGCTGATCGATGCCGAAGGCCTGCTGCCCGAGCGGGAGAACATCGAGGATGACGACGAGCTTCAGGAGTACTTCAAGCGTAAAACCCTGGCCAGAAAGATCGAGGCGCTCTGGTGCAAGGAGGATGGCTACTCCTGGACTTATTCAACCGATATTCCCCACTCAACTTTCGATGTGCTGGATGGTGAGGATCACTACTGTCGCGGCATCGTGTTCGCACTGGCTGACCTCAAATCGCAGGTGACGCCATGATCGCCCTTGCCTGGTTCACCTACGTGTATTGCTACAGGGGGAGGCGGTGATGGTTCACCCCGCCAGTCGCATCAGGGACGAGCTGAATGGGCAGCAACCAGCGAGGTGAACGAATAAAACCTTAGCCCACCCACTTAGCCTGTTGTAACCATTTATCCGATTTTCACAACTCAACCAGCCTGCCGGTGAACGGTGGCAAGAGTTCGCCCAGGCCAGAAGCAAGTCCCCCGGTTAAGGCTGCTGTGAATACCCTGGCTGGGCGAACCGCAAAATACTAACTGAAACTCCAATCGAAATCTGTAGGGGCTTGCCTGAGACCCACGAATAAAACAGCCTGCCGGTGAACAGCTTGCTACTTATTCCGCTGCATCCATCCAACCATCAACAACGTGCCACCTGAGACGAATAAGCCAAACGCCAGGTAACCGACCCTCCCGTCTCTAAGCAGTTGGTTCAGGCAAACGCCGAGTCCGAAAATAGCCAATAAACCCCCAGTGATAATCATGGGGTTTCGAATCGCTTTATCCATCGCCACCTCCCGCTCAAGATCTATTTCATTAAACCATAGACCCGCCGGTGAACGGAGGGCGAGGAATCCCTATGTCTGCAACTGAACGCTTTCACGAAGTCGCCAACGACTCATTGGTTCGCATCAGTGAACACCTTTGGCCGGGCGCCAAAATTGCTCTGGTGATTTACGAGCCTGGAAAACCCAAGCTCGACATCGTACTCAAG